TTGTGGCTCCGTATTACCAGCCTATTGGAGGTCCAATGCCGCAGGGGTATAGTCTTCCGAGAGGCATGGCTGGAGGACCTGCCGCGGCCTCAGGCGGCGGAGTTGCATCTCTCTTTAATCAACAGGCACCATGAGTCTCGAAACACTTCCAGAAGCAGCCCTAAAAGAGCTGCTTCTGCTGACAGAAGCGAAACGAAAGCTGGACCTGCGCGAGCAGGCGCAGAACAGCTTCATGTCGTTTGCGCATCACGTCTACGAGAACTTCATCGAGGGCAGGCACCACAGGATTATCGCCGAAAAGCTCGAGCGCGTGGCGCGTGGCGAGCTCAAGCGGTTGATCATCAACATGCCTCCCCGTCACTCGAAGTCGGAGTTCGCGTCCTTCCTGATGCCTGCGTGGTTCCTTGGCCGGAACCCGAAGCTCAAGATCATTCAGGCCACGCACAACACAGAGCTTGCCGTCCGCTTCGGCCGCAAGGTCCGAGACCTGATCGACGACCCTCGATACAAAGAGGTCTTCCCGAACACGAACCTTAAGGAAGACAACAAGGGCGCTGGTAAGTGGCAGACCGACCAGCTCGGCGAATACTTCGCTGCCGGTGTGGGTGCGGCCGTGACCGGTCGCGGCGCTGACCTCTTTATCATCGACGACCCGCACTCGGAACAGGACGCCCTGTCAGAGACGGCGTTTGACCACGCCTACGAGTGGTATACCTCCGGTCCTCGCCAGCGTCTTCAGCCCGGCGGCGCGATCATCGTTGTCATGACGCGGTGGGGAAAGAAGGACCTGACCGGCCGCCTGATCCAAGCGCAGGGCTCAGACATCATGGCCGACCAGTGGGAGGTCGTTGAGTTCCCGGCCATCATGCCGTCAGGCGACCCGCTCTGGCCAGAGTTCTGGGAAAAGAGTGCCCTGCTGTCGATCAAAGCTTCGCTTCCGGCTGCCAAATGGTCGGCTCAGTGGCAGCAGCAACCCACGACGTCAGACGCCGGGATCATTCGCAGGGAGTGGTGGCGGATGTGGGAGAAGGAAGACATTCCGCGCCTTGAGTATATCCTTCAGGCCTACGACACCGCCTTCTCGAAAAAGGAGAGCGCCGACTATTCGGCGATCACGACATGGGGAATCTTCAAGCCGGAGATTGATGGCCCGGACCACATCATCCTGCTTGATGCTCAGCGAGGTCGATGGAGTTTCCCGGAGCTGAAACAGGTGGCCTTCGAGGAGCACGAATACTGGCAGCCCGACATGGTCCTCGTCGAAGCAAAGGCCACGGGCCAGCCGCTCATCGACGAGCTCCGCTTGAAAAACATCCCTGCCCTCGGGTTTTCCCCGGGCGGTAGGGGCGGTGGCCGTGACAAGGTTAGCCGCATGCACATGGTCGCCCCGCTCTTTGAAGCAGGCGTCGTCTGGGCCCCCGAGGCTAAGAGTTTCTCCGACGACGTCATCGAAGAGGTCACCTCTTTTCCCAATGGCGATCACGACGACTTTTGTGATAGCATGACGCTGGCTTTAATGCGTTTCCGTCAGGGTGGCTTTGTGTCATTAGATGGCGAAGACGTCGGGGATGACCTTATCCCACGCAAACGGGAGTATTACTGATGGCTGTCGCACCTCGTATGGCAGGTTCCTTGACCGACCGCGGCTTCATGCAGGGCGGGGCTGATGGAGAAATCCCGGAAGTGGAGTTCTCCATGCCGGGCGCGGAAGACTTCTCTGGCGGCGCTCTGGTCACAGAGACCGAGGACGGCGGAGCGCTGGTGCAGGCTGTTGCGGATGCGCTCATGGCCATGGAGGCCGAGATTGAAATCCCGCATGATGCAAACCTCGCCGAATATCTGGAAGATGGCTATCTTGGAGAGATCGCGTCGGAGCTGACGGCGGCCTATGAGGACGATCTGCTGTCCCGGGAGGAGTGGGAAGAGGCATACACCAAGGGCCTCGACCTTCTTGGGATCAAGACAATCGAGCGCACTGAGCCCTTCCAAGGCGCTTCGGGGGTGACCCATCCCCTCATCTCGGAGTCTGTCACGCAGTTCCAAGCGCAGGCCTACAAAGAGCTCCTGCCTGCTGGTGGCCCGGTCAAGACCGGCGTCATGGGGCTGCAGGACGCAGAGCGCGAGGCGCAGGCCGCCCGTGTTCGGGACTTCATGAACTACGAGATCACCGAGGTCATGGAAGAGTATGACCCGGACATGGATCAGCTCTTGTTCTACCTGCCCCTCTCGGGCTCGTGCTTCAAGAAGGTTTACTGGGACGTCGGGATGCAGCGCGCGGTGGCCAAGTTTGTCCCGGCGCAGGACGTCATCGTGCCCTACATGGCCACGGACCTCTACACGACACCCCGGGTCACGCACCGCCTTCGGATGGACAAGAACGAAATCCGCAAGATGCAGGTCGCCGGGATGTATCGGGACATCGACCTGACCGCCAGTGACGAGCCCGTGGATCAGGTTCGGGAAAAGGTTGACGAGCTGCAGGGCACGTCGAAGACCTATCTGGACAAGACCTATACCCTTCTCGAGATGCACGTGAACCTCGACATTGAGGGTTTCGAGGACCTCGACCCGGAGGGCAACCCCACCGGTATCGAGCTGCCGTATATCGTCACCATCGACAAGGCCTCCTCCAAGATTCTGTCTATCCGGCGCAACTTTGACGAGGGCACCGAGCTTGCCAAGAAGCGGCAATACTTCGTGCACTACAAGTTCATGCCGGGCCTCGGGTTCTACGGCTTCGGCCTGATCCATATGATCGGCGGTCTTGGCCGTTCGGCGACATCTATCCTCCGTCAGCTGATCGACGCAGGCACTCTGGCGAACCTGCCGGGGGGCTTCAAGGCCAAGGGCATCCGGGTTCGCAACAGCGACGAGCCGATCCAGCCGGGCGAGTTCCGCGACATCGACGCCCCCGGTGGCGACGTTCGCAACTCGATCATGCCGCTGCCCTACAAAGAGCCGAGCGCCACGCTCGCGCAGCTCCTCGGCAGCTTGGTCGAGGCTGGTCGCCGCTTTGTCTCGCTGGCCGACGAAAAGACCAGCAACATGAACCAAGAGGCCCCGGTCGGGACCACCGTCGCGCTCCTCGAGCGCGGCACCAAGGTCATGTCGGCGATCCATAAGCGCCTGCACTACGCCCAGAAGACCGAGTTCCGCATCCTCGCTCGCATCTTTGCCGACAACCTGCCGCAGGAATACCCCTACGAGGTTGCCGGTGCGCAGCGCACGGTCTTCGCCTCGGACTTCGACGACCGGGTTGACGTCGTCCCCGTCAGCGACCCGAACATCTTCTCGATGGCCCAGCGGGTTACTCTGGCCCAGACCCAGCTGCAGCTTGCCCAATCGGCTCCGCAGCTGCACAACATGCATGCCGCCTTCCGGCGTATGTATCAGGCGCTCGAGGTCCAGAACATCGAAGAGCTGCTCCCGGCCCCTCCGGAGCCGCAGCCAACTGATCCGGTGACCGAAAACGCACGTATCTTGATGGGCGAACTGGCTCAGGCTTTCCCTGACCAGCTGCATGATGTGCACATCGCCATCCACGTGGCCTTCATGAAGACCCCGCTGGTGGCTACTTCCCCGTCGGCAATGGGGGTGTTCTACGCCCACATCCTCGAGCACATCGCGATGAAGGCTCGCAACGACGTTCAGGCTCAGCTGATGGGTCTGATCGAGACTGCGCAGGCTCAGGCCGCAAGCGGCCGCGCAGACCCGGTCATGGTTCAAAACATGGTTCGTCAGGCCCAGCAGGGCATGCAGGACCCAGCCCAGATCGAACAGCTCGTCGCCATTCGGCAGCAGGAGCTGATGGCCGAACTCCTGCCGCAGATCACCCCGCAGGGCCCCGATCCGATGGCCGACCCGCTGGTGATGATCCGGATGCGGGAGCTCGAGCTGAAGAGCAAGACCGAGGAGCGCAAGGCCGAGATGGAGAAGGCCCAGCTTCTGCTGGAGGCCTCGAACCAGAAGCAGCGCGCCACCACCGACGCCGCCCGTCTGGAGCTGCAGGAGCAGATCGCAGACGAGCGCAACGAGGTGAACCGCGAGCGCATCGAGGTCCAGCGTCAGGCATCCATGGCAAGACAGGGGAGGTTCTGATGCCGCTCAAGTCAGGTAAGTCCCAGAAGACTGTGTCGTCAAACATCGGCATGCTGGTCCGGGAGGGCCGCCCGCAGAAGCAGGCGGTCGCCATTGCGCTGTCGAAAGCTGGCAAAAGCAAGTATGCCAAGGGCGGAATGGTCAACAGCCGGTTCAGTGCAGCCGCCCGGCCGCAGAGGTTCCTCGGCGTTTTCTGAGGTGACAGGCCTACACTTTCATGCGATGAACAAGAAACTTATGTGGAGGTTCTCGCATGGATGTTGTTAGCTTGTCGAAAGCGCTGTATAAGTCTTTGAGGGAACGCGAAAGCGACATCGTCGAGATGGTCGCTAACGGTTCCCCGAAGGACTGGGAACAGTACCAGAGTATGGTTGGTGAGATACGGGGCCTCGCCTTTGCCAGAGAAGAACTTCGAGCCCTGCTGGAGAAAACGACAGAAGATGCCTTCGAAGCTCTATCTTCCTGACCACGTTGTGGCAAAGATCAACAAGACCAAGGCGGCCAGCGAGCCACTGTCGGCACAGGCCGCCTACGTCAAACCCGAGGAACGTGTCCTCGACCCCGAACTTCTCGAAAAGCCTCTGCTCGAACGTCTACCGCAGCCGACAGGCTGGCGGGTTCTTGTCATGCCCTATCAGGGGAAGGCAAAGACTGACGGCGGGCTGATCATCCCGGATCAGGTTCGCGACCGCGAGGCGCTGGCCACAGTTGTGGCCTACGTCATGAGGCTTGGCCCGCTGGCCTACAAGGACCCGAACAAGTTCGGAGACAACCCGGAGCCGTGGTGCCGTGAGGGCCAGTGGGTCTGCATCGGCCGGTATGCTGGCTCGAGGTTCAAGATCGACGGAGGTGAGGTCCGCATCATCAACGATGATGAGGTCATCGCGACCATCCTTGAACCCGACGACGTACAACATGTGTGAGGACTGACATGAGCGAAGAGAACAACAACGACGACGAGGACTTGGGCACCGAGATCATCGTCGAAACCGAGGCCCCTGCGGAGAGTCAAACCACCGCACAAGCCTCGTCTGGCGATGACGACGACGAGCTTTCGTCGTATAGCACCAAGGTTCAGGCCCGGATCAACCGGATCACTGAGAAATACCGCAAGGAACAGCGTGACCGGGAAGAGGCCACCCGTGTGGCCCAGAAGCTTCTGGAAGAAAACCAGCAGCTCAAGACCCGCGTTCAAGCGCTCGACTCTGGCTACCTGACCGAATACGGCGCTCGCCTCGAGCACCAAGAGCATCTGGTACGGGGCGCATATCGTGTGGCCTACGAGTCCGGCGATGCGGACGCGATGCTGGCGGCCCAAGAGGACCTCGCCAAGATCGTCTTGGAAAAGCAGCGCTATGCGACCGCGAAGCAGCGCGCAGAGGCGGCCACGACCAGAGCCCCGGCGGCGGAGCAGCCGGTTCAGACTGCCCCGCAGCAGCCCGCTCAGGTTCGTCCGGACCCGAAGGCACAGAGCTGGGCCGAGAAAAACAAGTGGTTTGGTGAAGATCGCATCATGACGACTGCGGCCATCGCCATCCACCAGACGCTCGTCGAGGAGGAAGGCTTTGACCCGAACTCGAATGAGTATTATACTGAGATCGACCGCAGGCTTCGTACGGAGTTTCCGCACAAGTTTGCGCCAAGAAAACCGGGTGGAGGAAGTC